GCTAAATCGTAACAATTTCTATGAAGCAACGCGGAAGAAACAGCACTGGTGGCTTAAAAGTTGTCCAGACGGCTGAGGTATGCCCGCGTATTGCGCCACCTGCTGAGATTAGTGAATTTGAGGCATCTGTCTGGCATTCGATCGTAAACACTAAACCGGCTGACTGGTTTCAAAATGACACCAAGCAATTGTTGTTGGCTTACTGTAAGCATGTTTCCACGGCTGCGGTGATTGATACTCAGATTGATGCGTTTAAGCCTGAATGGATGGTTGACCCTGATGGCCTGGATAGATACCGCAAGCTGACCGATATGCGGGAGAAGCAAACCAGGGCCATTACATCGCTATCCAGATCAATGAGGCTAACCCAGCAGTCGAAATACGATACACAAAAGGCATCTGTTGCTGACAGAAAGGCGTCCGGCTCTAAACCGTGGGAAGGGTAAGCAGGGGTAACAGGGCTATACGCTGGATTGAACAGTATTGCCGCATACCAGAAGGGGAGTTTGTAGGGCAGCCGGTCAAGCTGCAAAAGTTCCAGAAGGACGTGATCAAGGGTATTTATGACACGTCCACCCGGCGGGTGATTATTTCGTTTGGCAGGAAGAACGCCAAAACCACGCTGTCGGCGTTTCTGTGTTTGCTTCATCTGGTCGGGCCAGAGGCTAAAGCCAATTCTCAACTGTATTCCGCAGCTCAGTCTAGGGATCAGGCTTCGATTCTGTTTAATCTGATGGTTAAGGTGATCCGGTTGTCGCCTGACCTGAATGGTGTTATCGCTGTTCGTGAGTCTGCCAAACAGTTGTTTTGTGAAGAGCTGGGGACGCTGTACCGGGCGCTATCTGCCGAGGCGTCCACAGCCTATGGGCTTTCCCCAGTCTTTGTTGTCCATGATGAATTGGGGCAAGTGGTCGGTCCTAGATCGCCCTTGTATGACGCGCTTGAAACAGCGGCAGGGGCGCAGAAAGAACCGTTATCCGTAGTGATCTCAACTCAGGCACCTACGGATGCCGATTTACTCAGTGTTCTCATTGATGACGCGAAGGCCGGTTACGACAAAGAAACCAAGCTGTTTCTCTATACCGCTGATGAATCTATAGATCCATTTTCTGAGAAGGCCATCAAGTCGGCAAACCCCGCTTATGGGATATTTCTCAACAAGAAAGAGGTCAAGCGGCAGGCTGATTCGGCTTCGCGCATGCCTTCTCAAGAGGCTGCCTATAGAAACCTGGTATTAAACCAGCGCATATCCAGAAACACGCCTTTTGTGTCCCAGAGGGTGTGGAAAGAGAACGGGCTTTGTCTCAGGCCAGAAGATTTTGAGGGGCCGGTTACGATTGGCCTTGACCTTTCAGACCGTCACGACCTTACAGCCATGATTGCAGTGGGGCGCGGTACTGATGGCTCCCTATCAGTTAAAAGCAATTTCTACCTGCCAGCAGATGGGATTGCAGAGAAATCTATACAGGATCGTGTTCCTTATGATTTGTGGGCGAATGACGGGCATTTAACCCTGACCCCAGGCAAGTCGATTGAATTTGATTTTGTGGCAAAGACGCTGGCTGATTGGGCCGAATCTACCGACATCACCGTTTATTTTGACCGATGGGGTATGAAGATGCTCCGGCCCAGCCTGTTGGATGTGGGTTTCGACGAACAATGGATAGCCAATCACTTTGTTGAACACGGGCAGGGCTATAAAGATATGTCTCCAGCGCTCAAAACCTTAGAAATTGAACTGCTGAATGGTCGAATCCGTCACGGGATGCACCCGGTTCTTACTTGGAATGCGGCAAATGCTGTTGAGGTGAAAGACCCGGCAGGCAACAAGAAACTAGACAAGGTGAAATCCACTGGTCGGATAGACGGCATGGTGGCGTTAGCAATGGCTGTTGGTGGTTCGGCTGCTTACGAGCCTGTCGGCTCACTCGATGACTTCCTGGGAAGCTATATATCGCATGAATCTATTTAATCCTATTCTGAGACTGTTCGGGCTTGGCAATCTGTCAAACCCAGACACAGGCTATCAGAGCGCAGCCACACACAAAACGTCAACAGATGCTGGCGTCTCTGTCACCGACGAGAGAGCACTAAAACTGTCCGGTGTCTGGGCATGTACTCAATTGATCAGCAACTCGGTAGCAGGTTTGCCGCTCAAGGTATTCAGAGAGACAGAAAATGGGCGCGATCCGCTCAAATCCAGACATTATCTGACTGATTTGCTGCACCATAAGCCAAATAACTGGATGAAACCCAGAGATTTCAGGCTTGCAATGACCACGCAAATGGCTATTTGGAATAACGCCTATGCTGAGATCGTCTGGTCTGGGGAAAGACCTGTGGCGCTTGTTCCTTTGCGCCCTGGACGAATGACCCCGTTCATCACTCAGGACGGACAGCTTACCTACCATTACAGCGTCGAATCAGGGATAAAAGTCTACGCGCAACGCTCTATTTTACACCTCAAGGGTTTCGGTATTGATGGGATTGTGGGCGCAGAGCGCAGCAACTATGCGCGGGAGTCTTATGGCCTCTCCGTTGCTGCTGATACGTTTGCAGCGAGGCAATTCGCCAATGGTCGCCCTGGCGGGGTAATCAATTTTGACGCCTTCCTGACAAAAGAGCAGAGAGACCAGGCCAGATCACTCTATCAAGGCATATCAGAAGGCCCGATAAACGCAAATCAGCTCTGGGTGCTGGAGGGTGGGTCTAAATACACTCCACTCGACTATAACGCTGACCAGTTGCAGATGATCGCAACCCGCTCTCACCAACTTTCAGATGTGGCCCGCTATTTCAACATGCCCGATGTTTTGATTGGAGCAGGGGCCAACGGTAACTCGGCGTGGCCCGCATCGTTTGAGCAACAGATGCTGATGTTTTTGACGCATACCATCCAACCCTATCTTGAGGAGTGGGAGTCTGCTATTCGGTTCTCCCTGATTCCCTTTAATTCCGATATTAACGTAGACCATGACCCGGCATCGCTGGTCAAGATGGATTCCACTGCTAAAGGAACATTCCTGTCAACACTGGTTCAGAACGGGCTGATGACTCGCAATGAGGCGCGGCAAATGTTGAACCTGAAAGAAAAAGAAGGTGGGGATTATTTAACCATCCAGGTGAACCTGTCCACATTAGAAAATTTAGAGGCGTCGAACAATGTACCAGAAAGACAACCCGATCAACCAATGCAATCTTAAATTCGATGGTGAGGATCAGGACAACTACAAGTTCTCTGGCTATCTCACTGCGTTTGATTCAAACGACAACGTGAACGACACCATCAGGAAGGGCGCATTCATAGCGGCAGAGGGCAAAAGTTTTCCACTGTTCGTGAATCACTCGCACAAGGAGATTCCCATCGGGTCCTTCTCTGGTAAGGAAGATGATTTTGGGTTTTTCATTGAGGCTGAGATTAACAAAGACCACCACCTAGGCAAGTCAGTCTATACCGCGCTCAAGCGTGGAGACATTAAAGGTTTGTCTCAAGGGTTCACCTTAAAAAAGGGCGACTTTGAAGAAAAGTCAGAGGGCGGCAAAGATATTAAAAACCTGTCTCTGATGGAGGGGTCTGTAGTCACGTTTCCTTGTGAAGAAAAGGCGCAGATAACAGCCGTCAAGCATGACATTGATCAACTAAGTGAATTAAAAGACTGCGAAAACTATCTGCGTGACGCTTGTGGTTTGAGTCGGTCGATGGCCCGCGCTTTTGTGAGCCACGTCAAAGCCTTCCCTGTGCGTGACGCTCAGGAAGATCGAGACGAAATCAGCAAGAGCATTTTACAAGCTATCAACCAACTAAAGGGCATTATTTAGACCGCCCACACAACCAACCGCACAACCCGCCCTCTGGCGGGTTTTTTCGTTTATGAGGATTTAAAAAATGAGTACAGAAAACAAAACACTCGACCAAGCAGAGCTGCTGGTTGCCATTAAAGGTCTGGAGAAAGACTTGTCCGGTAAGTTCGAAGGCTATGAAAAAGCAGTCGGCGAAGCTAACGAGCAGGTTAAGGCCATTGGCGAAGTCACAGAAGATACCAAAGGCAAGCTGGAAGCTATGCGGAAAGAATACGACGAAGTTTATGAGCGTATTCAGACCCTCGAGCAAAAAGGCGCTGCTGTCTCTGAGACTAGCAAAGCATTTAATCTCGGTGAAGAATTCGAGAAATCTGATGGCTTCAAAGACTTCAAAGAAGGCCGCACAGGTCGCACTCGGATGGAAGTTAAGACCGCCATTATCAATGCGACCGGACAGAATCAGCCATTGGCTCCTGCTGACCGTATGGGTGGCATTGCTACCACCCCGAATCGTATTCTGACGATCCGTGATGTGCTGCCTTCCAGCGCGACCAACTCCAACCTGGTTGAGTTCACCCGCGAGGCATCGTTTACCAATAACGCAGGCCCGCAGGTTTCTGGTTCTCCAGAAGCATATGAGAACGTAACCAAGCCTGAGTCTGCCATGACCTTCTCGCTGGTCAATGAGCCTGTTGTCACTTTGGCTCACTTCATCCCTGCATCCAAGCAGGTGCTGGATGATTCTGCCAGTTTGCAAAGCCATATCAATGGTCGGCTGATGTATGGCCTTAAACTGAAAGAGGAAACTCAACTGCTTTCAGGTACAGGTTCCAACCATCAGCTAAATGGCCTGATCACCCAGGCCACCGCATACGTCAACTCAAGTTCTCCGAACTATACCAATGAGATTGACATTATCCGTGATGCTATCCGTCAGGCGCATGTTGCAGAATATCGCCCGAACTTCCTTGTCCTCAATCCGTTGGACTGGATGTCAATGGAGATTCGCAAGGTTGGCACCGCTGATGATCGTTATGTGGTCGGCAATCCTGGCTCATTGATGGGGCCGAGCATTTGGGGTCTGCCTGTTGTTGTTACCAACAGCATCACTGCTGGCACCTTCCTGCTTGGCTCGTCTATGGGCGCGGAGATCAAAGACCGTCAGCAAGCGGCTGTGGAAATGTCTATGGAAGATGGCACCAACTTCCAGAAAAACATGGTCACAATCCGGGCAGAAGAACGTCTGGCTCTGTGTGTATATCGCACTGAAGCGTTCATCACTGGTAGCCTGTAATTAAGGACGGGGGTCAGCAATGGCCCCCTTTTCTTTTATGAAGATCAGAATTATTAGCAATGTTTTAGTTGGCGGTGTCTGGCATGAGCCGGGTGTTGGCAACTATTCCCCAGATTTAGCGGAGCACCTGATTGGTTTGGGTGTTGCGGAGCCTTATGAAACTAAGGTGATTGAAGAAATGATCACCAAAGAGGTGGTAGAGGGAAAAAAGCCTTTTACTGCATCGCAACCGGCCCCAGCCTCACGAAAGAGGACTGCGAAAAGCTCCGGCAAAAAACCTGCATTGTAGTCAATGACGCTTATCGGTTGGCACCTTGGGCACATGCCCTCTATGCCTGCGATCGAAAGTGGTGGAAGCACCACATTGATGATGTAAAGGCGACCTTTAAAGGTGAGATGTACACCCAGCATGTGGGATGGAAACCGGGCGAAGCCGAGGCGCTTGGATTGAATGTTTTGCAGTCGATTGACGAACCTGGGCTTGGCAAAGAGCAGGGCATTATCCACCAAGGCAAAAACTCAGGCTATCAGGCTATCAATCTTGCCTACCTGATGGGCGCTACTCAGGTATTTTTGCTGGGTTACGACATGGGATGCAGTGGCAAAACGCATTTCTTTGGCGACCACCCGGACGCGGTGGGCAACCAGCGCAATTATTCACAATATATCCGGCATTTCGACACGATCAAAGAGGTTGAGGTTATCAACCTGTCGAGAGAAACCGCTTTAAACTTTCCGAGGGCAGACATTGACCAAGTGTGTGGTGCTAGGCACCGGTCCAAGTCTCGCAAAGCAGCGTGACAGAATACTGGAGCTTCACGCGAAGGGTGAAATCAAGATTTTCGGCGTCAATAACACGTTTCAGGATTTCCCGGTAGATGTCTGGATTGCCTGCGATCCTTCATGGCACAAGCATTATGGGCAGGTTGTCGGTGACTTCGACAAGTGGCACTGGGATGCTGAAATCTGCCAGAAGTATGGGTATAGACACATCGAGGGCTTGTGGCGTGATGGGATTTCACTCGATCCGCAATATATCCATTTTGGGCATAGTTCCGGCTTTCAGGCGCTTAATCTTGCCTATCATTACGGGCATCGTGACATTTATCTTGCTGGTTACGATATGCACTATAACGGCCCCCGCCATTATTTTGACGGGCTGTCTGATCAAGCTGGTGAATATCCTGCACAGCTTAGAAAGTTCTCGAAATTCGACAAACCGAGAGTAGAAAAAGGGCGTTGCAAAGAATACAGCCTGTTCCAGTATTACGAATCTGTAGCAGAGCAAAATCCCTGCAACATTTACAACATGACGGCAGACTCTGCCCTCAAGTGTTTCGAGTTTAAGGATTTATGAGCGATATTATTGCCGAGGTGTTCAAGTACCAGAAAGGCTGGTCAGGGGGCTTGCCTGAAACGCCATGTGGAAGCGGCTCAACCTTGAGAGAGACCAAACAGCAAAGGCAGTGGATACCTGAAATCATCAAGAAGTATGGCATTAAATCCATTGCCGATATTGGCGCGGGCGATCTTAACTGGATCAAGAAAACCGACCTTGGCGATGTTGACTACACGGCCTACGACCTTGTTCCACGCGATCCATCGGTAAAGCCTTTCGACTTGATCAAGGATATTCCCCCCAGGGTTGACCTGATCATGTGCCTATGGGTGTTAAATCACTTTCCGTATGATCACTGCCAGAAGGCAATCGAGAATCTAAAGGCCAGCGGCGCAAAGTATCTGATGATGACGGACAGGCCGAGATACCACAAAGACCAGCCGCCAGAGATTCACATGAACGCTATCGAAACTCTGATATTGAAGGGCAGCACCAAGGACAGCATTAAGCTGATACGGCTATGCTAACGGTCTACTCTGTCCTGTGGGGGGATAAATACCCGCCAGATTATGTTTACCGCCTCAAGGCGATGATCGAAAGGAACTTAGCGGTTCCTTTTTTTTTCGCCTGCATTACGGATCAGGATTTAGAAGGCATCCACTGCATTCAGCCGATTTGCGGTTATCAAGGCTGGTGGCAAAAGCTGTCACTGTTTGAAATCGCAGACGGGCCAAGCCTTTATTTCGATCTCGATACCGTCATCACTGGGAACATTGATTACCTGGCGGAATATACCGACAACGTTCTAGCAGCTCCGGCGAATTGGGGGCAGTCAGGGCATGGCGGCATTCAATCATCGGTTATGGCGTGGAACGGAACGCTGAAAGAGCCTTACCGGGTTTTTGATTACGAGAAAGACCACAAAAGACTGTGGGGCGATCAGGAGTTTTTAACCGAACTGTACGGCGACAAATTCACGAAGCTGCCGGGGATCGGATCTTACAAATACCACTGCCGTCAGGGTCTACCTGATTGGTGCAAGGTGGTGACATTCCACGGCAAGCCGGATTATCCAGAGGTTGGTGATACATGGGTCAGAGAGTGTGCATTCACGCCAATCGACTGCCCAACCAAACACACTGGGCAAGAGGCTTAAAAGCGGCGTTTATCCTCAACGGGTATCAGTGCGAAGTCACAGACGACCCGGTAAAAGAGTCTGATATTCATGTCGTGCTAGGCCCCCACTTTGCCAAGCGTTACCACTTGAACCACAGAACAATTTTGCTGGATCGCTGTTACTACCGAGGCGACCCGGAGCACGTTTCCTTGGGCTGGCTAAACCCTGACGGCGGCAGGACATTCCACAAAGGCGAAGGCAGGACACCACCCAAGCAAAAACCGATCAAAACCGGCGATAAAACCCTGTTTTTAGCGGATTGGAGAGGCCCAGTTGAGGCCGCTGATACGGTCAGATACCACCCGGCACAGCATAAGGCCACTGAAACGCTACAGGATGCGATTTCACGCCATGACATAGCAATAGGTTACGGAACTACCGCGCTAGTGGAGGCGGCCTTAGAAGGGCTGCAAATCGTTTGTAAAGACCCACGGCACATCTTGAATCAACCCGACTGGCTGGAGCTTTTGCCATATGCCGACTGGGGGTATGACGAATTGCCCGAAGCCGTCCAATTTCTAATGGAAACACAATGACAATTAGCCTGACAGACGCAAAGCGTTACCTACGGATTCCGCATTCTGATGATGACGCAGAGATTACCGCTTTAATAGCCGCTGCGACCGCAAAGGCCGAGAGCTATTTGGGGACAAAACTCAATAGCCAGACAGCGGTAAGGAAGTTTGACAAGTTTGGTGATTTGTCACTACCGGCCCCGCTGGTTTCGGTGAACACGATTACCTATGTGGATTCCGATGGTGTGTCACAAACGCTGTATGACACCACGTCATCGCCACAGGTGAGCAGTGACGTGTTCCAGGTTGTCGGCTTGTACACCAGCGGCATGGACGTGAATTACAAACCCTATATCACGCTGGATGACGGTCAGGCGTGGCCCAGCACGAAAACGCAAGCCGAGGCGGTAACGGTGACGGTAACAGCCGGTTATGCAACGGTGCCTGAAAACGTCAAATATGCCGTGTTGCTGCTGGTCAATCATCTGTACGAAAACCGCGAGGCGTCCATTACCGGCGTTTCTGTTGAGGAATTGCCGATGGGTTTTCATGAACTGTTAAACGTCAACAGGAAATGGGGATGAGAGCGGGGCGGCTGAAAGACAAGGTAAAGATCGAAACCCGATCATCTACCACTGATGACTTTGGCGGCGTGGTCGATACCTGGACAGTGGATCATATTCGCGCCTGTTCTATCGAGCCATTGAACGGCAAAGAATACTTCGCTGCTCAAGGTGAGCAAACAGCGGTGAGTGTGCGGGTCAGGTTTCGCTATGAGTCTGGATTATTGTCACCGGCTAAGAGGCTGGTCGATGTTCGTGACTCCACTGTTTATGACGTTACGTCTGTGATTGATCCAGGCAACGAACACAGAGAACTGATCTGCATGTGCGAGGTGCGATCCAGTGGCTAGTCAGTTGCTGGGGACTAAAAAGCTGTCAAAAAAACTCAAAAAGTTAATTGCAGCAGCCGATCCTAGGCAGGTCAGGTCGGCCGTCAGTTATGCGCTGACTCCAGTGGTCAAGGATGCCAGGGCATCGGCCCCTGTTGGTACTGAGGCCCACAAAACGCACAAGGGCAAGCTGGTGGCTCCGGGGTATCTATCGCGCAACATCAAAAAGAGCGCGAGGGTTTCACGCGACAAGCAGGTTGTTGTCGGCAGAGTCGGCCCATCAAGTGAGGCGTTTTACGGCACCCAGTTTGTTGAGGTTGGAACCAGAAACCAAACAAAAGCCCCGTGGTTGACCCCGGTTTTTGAGCGCAATCAGTCTGCAATGATTGATCGCTTTGGCGACAAGCTAGAAGAACGTATTAAAAAGGCGGCGCGATGATTGAGGACTTGATTGCTTACATTAAGGCGAACCTTAGCGTCACTCGGATTTACCCACAACAGGCTCCATTGAATGCCACGCTGCCTTGCCTTGTCTGGTATCTGGACGGTGTACAGCGTTACCAATCGTTTGACGGAACCAACACGCTCAAGGATTCAGATTTTCAGCTTGATATATGGGCCGACACATCACTAGCGGCAACCACGCTACAAAGAGAACTGGCGACATTGCTGGAAGATTTCACCGGCACGATGGGCAGCACCCGTATTGATTGGACAGAGATAACCGGCGAAAACGTGGCATTCGATACAGCCACGGAGCTTTACAACCACAGTTTATTTATTACTTTTTCCCACCGCTAAAACCACCACCAACCACACAACCCGCTTTGGCGGGTTTTTTCGTTTATGAGGATTTAAAAAATGGCAACAGCAGCATTTAAAGGCGGGTTTACCTTCAAGGTATCCGACAACGCATCACCCGAGGTCTATACCACGCTGGAAGAAGTGCGGAGCATTTCCGGCTTTGGTAAAACCAATGAAACCATCGACGCCACCAGCTTTGACTCCGGCAACACCCGCGAGAACATTGCAGGCTTGGCAGACGGTCAGGAATTTACCGTTGACTGCATCCGTGTTCACACGTCCCCCAGTATTCAGGATGCAGTGATCGCTTATGTGGACGCAGGCTCCAACACCACCATTCAAATTACATGGACGGACGGCACCAACTCAAAAACCTTCACGTTTGCTGTTACGGCGGTCGGTTATGAGTATGCGCCCTCCTATGAGGATGTTTCTACCATCACATTCACCATGAAAATCAGCGGCGACATTACGGTAGCATAATGGACAAACAATCTTTTTTTGCTGCACTTGCCAGAAAGTCGAAAACTATCAAGGTCAACGGTCAGGACGTAGAGGTTCGGGCCATTGATCTTGATGGTCGCTTTGGCTTTCAAGGTACGTCCGATCAAGGGCTGGGGGAGCGGTTCGCATTTATTGCGATCCATTCCTGTCCATCCCTGTTCGGGTGTTCTATTGCCGAGGTGGTTGAAAACCTTGATCCAGAAGCATTGTCAGAAATCGCACTTGCTGCGATGGCGCTATCTGGTATGGGTGCGGATCAAGAGGCACAAGCTGAAAAAAACTCCGAGAGCGGCCCGAATTAAAGTTCCTCTTTGATTTGTCGGTCGCTTATGGAATTTTACCGTCAGAGTTAATGCAACGCTTGTCGTCTGTCGAATTTACCTACCTGAAACAGTATTACATTCAGGAGCCGTTCGGCGCATGGCGTGACAATCTCAACTCTGCTCAGATCGCCTCCATTCTTGCCAATGCTAACCGCAATCCCAAAAAGACAAAGCCGTTCACTATCAACGACTTTATGTATCGGGATCGTAAGCAGCGGGAAGATGACGAAAAAGGCGCATTCCTATCATTCTTAAACGCAATGGCGAAACCAAAAAATGGCTGATCTTGCAAAACTTGTCGTCAAACTTGAGGCGCAGACCGCCCAGTATCAAAAGAAACTGGAAACGTCTGACCGCAGGTTAAAGCGATTCGAGAAGAACACCAAACGCAGCCTGTCCAAAGTTGCGACATCGTTTAAGACGATATTGGGCGGCGTTGCCATTGCCTCGGCTACCAGGGGGATCATTCGTTATTCCGATGAATATACGAACCTGTCCAACCGGCTGAGACTTGCCACCAATTCGGCAGAGGACTTTGCAAGGGCGCAGGCTTCGGTGTTCCAGATTGCTCAAGATACACGACAATCATTGGGCGCTACTGGCGAGCTTTATCAAAGGCTTGCACTGTCCACGAAAGAACTGGGATTAAACCAGAAAGACCTGTCGGGGATTGTGACCACAGTCAACCAATCTCTGGTGATTTCAGGTGCAAGCGCACAGGCGGCAGAGGCCGCAATTGTTCAGCTTGGTCAAGGCTTGGCGGCTGGGGCGTTACGCGGTGAGGAATTTAACTCCGTTGCAGAACAAGCGCCTCGCTTGCTGCAAGTGTTGTCTGATTCGCTTGGCCTCAATATCGGTCAATTGCGTGAACTCGCGCAAACCGGCGGATTGACAGCGGAGGTATTCATCAATGCCTTAAAAGGGCAGAGCGATATTATTGCGGCTGAGTTTGCGAGTACGTCAACAACCGTTCAGCAGTCATTGCAGAAGATTGATAATGCGCTGATTAACGCGGTTGGCGGTGAGGGGCAAGAGGCGACCAAAAACCTGACAGGCGCACTGGATGACTTTGCGGAACTGGTATCTGATCCGTTAATTGTTCAGGGTATCGGGGACATTGCCGGTGCGGTTATCAACCTGACAGGATTGTTTGTCAAGCTGGCGGCTGCGATTCCAAATGCAGGGCGGGCGCTTGGCGAGTTTTTTGCGCGAGGCACGGCTGGCACGTCGAACGTAAAAGACGCCATTGATGATTTGGCAACATTGCAGAAACTTGGGGCAAACCTTTCAAACCCTAATATCAAGGCGCGATTTGAGAGAAACGACAATCTAATCCGTTCATTTTTGGGTTTTGCTTCTGTTGATGAACTAAAGCAATACGGATCACAAATAGAATCAGAGATTCAGTCAACATTGCAGAGAATTAGTAGGCTGCAAGAACGGGGCCAAACAGGCGAATCTGTTGAGCCGTTTTTACAGCAATTTGCACAGATTCAAAGTGCGATTGAGGCTGAAATATCCTCCAGAAAGAGGCTGGCAGAAGTCCGCAGCCCAGGCACAGGGTCAGCAGGCGGGGCTGGTAGTACAACCCCACCAGCTGACACCAGTATTCAGGATGCCTTTCTTGAATCATTGCGTCAGGAACAGGAATACTTTGAGCAGTTAGGCGCAACCCTGACCAACTCTGTACTGACTCCGCAGGAAGAATACAAAGGATTGGTGCTGGAGCTGGATTCCGCGCTTTCCCATAGCGCCATTTCACAAGAAACCTATAACCGAAAACTGGCTGAATACCGAGAAGAATTAGCGCAAGCAACCCCAGGCATTCAGTCTATGGCTGAACTGAATGAAGCCCTGAACGACACCCTGCCACCGCAAGAGGCAGCACTAAATTCTATTCGTGAGCAAATCACCCTGCTGGTTGAGGCGATGGGGCAGTTTCCAGCGAAAGCGGATGCCATCGGGCTTGCTATCCAGAATCTGAGAGCAGAAGAACAGGAGCTTATTGAATCTACAAAGGAAGCCGCTGACGAGCTATCAGTGTTTGGTGTGAGAGCAGCGGAGAATATACAGGACGCATTGGGCGGCACGCTCACCAAAACGCTCAAGGGCGACTTTGACAGCATTGGCCAGCTTTGGGGTGACTTGCTGGTAGGGATGGCTGCGGAGGCAGCATCTACACGCTTGGCTGAGTTTTTCGACATTAAAGGATTGCTAACTGGCACATCAACAGGTGGTGACGGTGGCAGTATCGGAGACTTCTTTGGCGGCTTCTTTGCTGATGGTGGCAGACCGCACCCCGGCAAGGTTTCGGTAGTTGGTGAACAAGGGCCAGAGCTTTTTATCCCTGATGGCGTGTCCGGTCAGATCATGCCAAATGGGGCATCTAGTGGATCTTCTGTCAGTGTTGGTCAGATGGTGTTCCCCGGCGTTACCAATGAGCGAGAGGCGAAACGCGCAAGCGGCACCATGCGCCGAGAGCTGGCGAAACTACTGGATGAATCGAGAAGATACTAATGGCGTTTATTGACGAACGATTTTCCGAGAGCTTTTCCTATGGTTCAAATCTCGGCAGCGATTATGCGGTAGAGGTTACTGAAACCGTTGCGGGAAATGAATACCGCAGGCAGATCAATCCGTATCAAAAGCTGTCGATTGATCTGGATTTTTCGAACAGAACTGAGGAATGGCTACAGTCAAACATACGCGATTTTTACGATAGAAGCGGCGGCAGGTTTGGCACATTCCGCTGGAAGAATCCGACCGACTACTCCACCAATGGCGCGAAGGGTGTGCCCACAGCAAATGATCAGGCTTGTGTCGCTGTTGGTAGCGACTACCAGATCACCAAATGGTACGGCACAGAAGAAGCAACCAATTCAGCAAGGCGGCGTATCAGAAAGCCGAATACTGGAACGGTTCTGGTCGGCATTCGTGATGACTTCAATAACCCGGTTTCGATCACAGCCACGGGTGTTTCGCCAGAACGGTGGACGGTTGACGAATCCACTGGGCTGATCACTTTTGCCCCGAACGTCACTTATGCCATCACTGATATTTCACAGGCGGCCAATGCTGTCGTGACTATCGGGACACACAGTCTTGTCGCTGACGATTCGGTACACATATCGGGTGTTACTGGTATGACCGAGATCAACGGGTTAAGGGGTACGGTTCAGAGCGTGACTGCTACTACCATTACGGTGGACATTGACTCAACTGGATTCACGGCGTTTTCCCTTTCCTCTCCCAATGCTGGGGTAGTGAATACCGCGCCACAGTCAAACGAAACCGTCACTGCCGGATGCTATTTCGACATACCCGTTCGCTTTGATTCTGATTCTGTCGAGCAGTTTATAACCCGCAATTCTTCCAATGTCATTATGGGAACGTCTATCCGATTGCTTGAGGTGTTAAACCCTTGAAACCAATCACCACAGATGCAGAGACAATTGTCCACTGCGTGAGGATAGTTGCGACCGACGACACCACGTTTCGCTTCACGGATTACGCGCATGATCTTGTCATGAGCAATGGCGAAGTCTACTCCGCAGGCAGCGGTTACGAGGGGACAGATATGGTGGTCGGCAGCACTCCTGCCAATGCGCCCATCTTTGACCTTGCTGGCATTCTTAGCACTGCCGGGATCAGCCTGGATAACGCCACGTCCAATAAACTGGACAGCGCGAGAGTGTATTACTTCGTCACTTCATGGGCCGCGCCCGTTGAGGATGAAGAATCCCTGCTATTGGCATTTCTCGGCAAGGCAAACATTGCTGACGACCGATACACCATTGAGATGATGTCGATAGCTGATGCGCTCAATCAATCGGTGGGCAGGAATACACAGGCGTCATGTCCCTGGACGCTGTTTGACGAAACGCTGGACGGGGATGTTATCCCTTATCAGCGGTCAAGATGTTCTGGCCCAAGGTCGGCTCCTGATGGCCCTGTACTCGCTGACTACAAAGAAACCGGCACCATAACCAGCGTGACATCTGGCACAGTCTTTGCCGATTCCTCACGGGCGGAAACTGCCGGATATTTCGACTATGGCTCAATTAAATTCACGACCGGGAACAATGCTGGACTGCCATCATCGGTAATCAAAAAGCATACCGCAGGTGGGAGTCTGGAGCTTTATCTTGCCTTGCATTACGCGGTTCAGGTGGGGGATGAATACGAGATTATTCCCGGTTGTAACAAGAAAAAGACTGGGCAGGACTGCGTTGTTAAATACAGCAATGCAGTGAACTTCGGCGGCTTTGAAGATATGGCCCCACCCGAAGCATACAGGGAGCTGGGCAGCCGATGATGATTGAGAAAACCAGAGAATCCCTGATTATTGATTATGCCCGCGAGTGTGTTGGTACTCCGTTCATCCACCAAGGGCGACTGATCGCTAAAGGGTTGGATTGTGCCGGGGTATTGCGTCATGTATTAGAGCGAATTGGTCTGCCGTATCTTGATGATAAGGGCTATCCATCTAAGCCGTTTGACGGGATGCTGAACAAAATCATGGATGCCGAGCCTTCGCTTCAAAGAGTGAACAACTCCGATTTAATGCCCGGTGACGTGTGCGTTTTTCGTGTGAAGAAAGCCCCGCAGCATATCGCTATTTTTACAGGTGACACAGTGATTCACGCCTATGCCGATACAGGCAGGGTGGTCGAACAATCTTATTCAGCGTGGGCCAAAAACTTGACAGCCGTTTACAGGATTATTCATGAGTAGTGTTGGTCAGGGTGTTGGCGCTCTTGTCGGGGGCGTTGTTGGCTTTTTCACGCTTGGCGGGCCAACAGGCGCATTGCAAGGCGCGTCCTACGGTGCTGCGATTGGTGGGGCGCTAGACCCTGCTGATATACCGGGCAGAGAAGGCCCAAGGCTATCAGACGCATCCGAACAGGCGTCAGGTTTCGGTGTGGGGATTCCACGCGTCTACGGGACGATACGGGTTGCCGGAACGGTCATCTGGATCGAGAACAACCGGCGTCGAGAGGTTGCGAGAAAAACCAAATCCAGCAGCGGCAAAGGTGGCGGTGGCAGTCAGGAAACTACCACATACGAATACTATGGAACCTTTGCTGTGCTACTGGCTGACAATCAGGTGGACGCTTTAAAAAGGGTGTGGGATAGCCGTGGACTTTTACTAAACACGGTTAGTGATGACATAGGCACCACCATCGAATCGTCTGGCCTTTTCCCGCTTGGTTCGCTTTATAACCCCGGCAATGAGGCAGCACTAAAGGCAGCACTTCAAACCACGCCAAACGCAGGGCCAAAGGGCCAGATCAGGCTTTATCCGGGTTTTGACGACCAGATGCCAGACCCAAGAATGGAGGCCGATCTTGGTGTAGGTAACACCCCAGCCTATCGCGGTTGTACTCTCGCTGTTTTCTACGATTTTCCACTACAGCAGGAATACGGGCAATCCATCATCGGCGCACAGCTATCGTTTGAATTGATTGCAGATGGCACGGCTGGCGATCCCATCTTGCTGAGCGAGCACGAAATATTCCCCCCTGTTTCTGTTTCGAATGATGTAGGCAACTCGTATTATTTAACGCCAGAAAGATGCTCCCTGTATTACAAAACCAGCACATCCGCAAACACAAACTATGGCATTATCAACGTGGGGCCATACGGCATAGAGCCACGCCCGTTTAAATATCCGACCATTGGTTATGACACAAACGAAGAGGGGCTGAACCCATTCGGCCTGCCGGTGGTTTACACGTTTTCTATGCCTGGAACCAGTGATGTCGAGATTGGTGTTATGGGAACAGATAATGCCGGTTCTTATGTGTCGCTTTTCCCTGGGGACGTTGGGATTAAGTATTCAGAAGGAACATGGTCAAGAAAGGGCGCTTACGGGGAGGGGGTCTGGTACGGATATAACGCTGCTGACGATAAGTTATATGTTGGATTTGAGTCATCAAACTCAAGTCTACAGCTAAGCCACCCGACGACCATTTACGCTGTTGCGATAGACGATGATGATAACGCCGTCTGTTTAATGACGAATAAAATTGAGATATACGACCAGACACTAACACTGATAAGAACCATTGACACGTCTGGAATAACTGGCATGTCTGGAAGCATCTGGGGCGGCGGTGAAGAGGCGACCAGAGGCGTATTCAGGGGCGGGCTTTTCTATATCGGCAGGAGAGCCAGTCAAAAAACTATTGGCACAGTACGCATCTTTGACTTAGATAGCGAAACTCTTGTTGATATTGTGGATGTTGGTAGTGTTTTAACAGATCACCCGAACAGTTCTGAGGGTGTGTTCTTTAATTTTGACATACGCGGCAACGTGCTGACAGCCATGTCCTATGGGACAACCGGGGGCGCAAGAGGCATGAACCATGTGGCAAGGGTTCGCCTGCCAGCCCCTGACGGTTCCGGGGTTCCACTCTCAACCGTAGTAAGGTCGCTGATTGAAGAATCCGAACTTATAGAAGCGGCTGATCTTGATGTAACCGACCTTGACCAAACCGTGAGAGGCTACAAAACAGCAGGGCCGGGTTCTATCCGTCAAAGAATAGAGCCTTTGATGCTGTCACATTCCTTTGATTTAACTATGTCAGGGTATCAGTTGAAGGCGGTGAAGCGCGGCGCGGCTTCGGTGATGACCATTGATCCTGATGATCTTGATGCAAGGTCCTACGGATCAGCCCCAGGGGTTGCGCTTGCCCAATCCAGAGAAATGGATACACAACTGCCCTCGGTGGTGGTGGTTAAATCCTTGGACGCTGATCGGGATTACGAGGTAAACCAGCAGCAATCCCAAACGATGGCGGCTAGTCGCTCGGTGAACGTGAAGGAAATCACTTTGCCCGAAGTCTTTACCCCAGACGAAACCGCAGGCATTGCTGAAATAATCTGGACACGAAGCTGGCTTGAAAGAACATCTTTCCAGTTCTCGCTGCCGCAGACCTATCGTGCGCTAGAAGCCACTGACGTGGTTACACTCCCAATGCCGGATGCCACCTATGAGCTTTATCTGGTCAGTGTGAATTACACGCAGGACAACCGGGTAGAGTGTACGGCTGTTCTTGATGACTCTGCGATTTACACCACTAATGCCACTGGTAGTGCTGGGACAGCCAGCTCAACCACCATTCCGTATGACGGCCCGTCTGTGATGCATTTGCTGGATATTCCGGCGATCACTGACACCTATAATGATGTGGGTTTCCCGGCTGCCCTGGCTGGCTACTCTACAACATGGCCCGGCGGTGTTATCGCTGAGTCAAATAACGGGGGGCAATCCTATCAGCCTATTCAGGGTTATCCTGGCTCGGTTGTATCTGGCATTGTGCCTGATGCGCTTCCCACAGCAGACCCATACGTTACAGATACCACCAACACCCTGACGGTACAGCTATACAGCCCCTCGATGTCCATTTCGTCGATCACGAAAGCAGAAATGATGACGGGCAAGAATTGGGCGGCATACGGTGTGGCAGGTCGGTGGGAGATTATTAGGTTCGCAGATGTCACGGTGAATGCTGACGACACGATCTCACTCACGACAATGATCAGAGGTTGTAAGGGCACAGAGCAATATATGTCCCAGCACGATGATGAGGATTTGTTTGTGTTCCTGTCAGATGATGACATGGCTTTTATTGAGCGGGCCAGCACACAGATAGGCGTGTCTCTGCTTTACAAAGGCGTTACGTCAGGCGCGGATATAGATAATGTATCTGCCACCACATTCAGCTATACCGGCGTCAACCTCAAGCCATGGAGCGCAGTCTATCCAGAGGTCACTGATTCCGGTGATATAGTGATCACATGGAAAAGACGGTCAAGGCTGGAATCATCATACTGGACAACCGGCGTACAGATTCCGGTCGGTGAGGATAGCGAGTCCTACGAGATCGACATACTGGCAGGCTCGACGGTTCTCAGAACGCTAACAGCTACCAGCCAGACAGTCACCTACACATCGGCACAGCAGACCACAGACAGCAATGCGGCTGACAGCGCAATAATCTATCAAATATCCGCCACAGTTGGCCGTGGCTACGGAACAGAGGTTGCAATTTAATGGCTACACCACTTTTAAATATCACTGAACTGGCAAGCGGTCAGGTAGATCAGTATGTAACGGCAAATGAGGCGTTTCGTCTTTTGGAGGCGGCTATGGCTGGAAGGCTGACAGTAGACTTGTCATCTGATGCCAACTACACGCTGGTCACAACCGCAGGCAGTGAGGAATGGCGCGACAAGTTCCTCACTATTACCGATAGCGGTACGGCTTTGACCACAGGCAGGGATATAGTGTTTCCTGATGAAGATGGGCCAGAGTATATCTTTACCAATGACACAGCACAGACGCTCACCTGTAAGCGCTCAGGGCAGACAGGGGTTGCTGTTTCCGCTGGGGCAACTGTTAGGCTGTTTAACGATGGCACCGATATGGTTACAGGGCCGTAATATGATCAAGTGCGCGAATATTACGCGAACACCTTTTTAAACTGTTGTTTTTATTATAAAAATGGTGCCCAGGAGAGGACAAACAGGGGGTTTTCGCAAATAAACGAAAATCGTGGCAAATCGCCGCAAATCCACGCACTGCAAGGGCTAGAGCCTGTTTTGTCGCCTTGTCTTTTTCCTAAATCGTCGCATATCCGCGCAAATCTTTGTATGCTAGTGCGCGAAAAGTGCGCGGATGGTGTTTTAAGTTGTCGATGTTTTTGTCGGTGAAGCATACTGCTCTCTGATCTTTTCCTCCAGATATGCAAGCGCCTTTTGGTAGCGACTCTGCTGAAGGTCGGCAACGGTCTTAATTCTAGCGAGAGCGCAAAATTCATCCTTTGTCATTCCCGCTTCTGGAATTGCGTAATCTAATATCCATGCTTGTGTTTCATTGATGTTCATTCAAATCTTCCACCTCAATCGTGTAGTCATACCCAGCCCCGCAACAATCTGAGACATACCTGCCGAGATTGCTGGGCCTTGAGTTGCTGCCATAATTCACCCATGCCGAACTGAAAGCCTGACCCTCCAGTTCGCAGGTGTCGCCGCATTCCTGGCATGTGATGCGCTCAGTCATTTCTCACCCCTCAGAACGGAATATCGTCATCGAAGCTGTCCATGATTGGTGCTGGCTCTGACTGCCTCGGATTTTCTGGCGGCCTCGACTCTGACGGCTTGCCAATCAGATCGACGTTATCCACTCTGCACGTCAGATAGGTTTTGCCTTCGTGCTCCCTGGTACCCAGTTCTCCGCTGACGGCGACCTGCTGACCCTTCAAGAGATAATCAGGCAATCCACCTTCGGCCTTCTTTCCCCACAGAGAGCAATCAATCCATAGGGTTTGCGCCTTATCTCCGTAACCAGACTTAACCGCTACAGTAAAGCCACAGACGGCTGTGCCGGATTGGGTGGCAGATCGGCGGCAGTCTTTTCCTAAATTGCCTGTAAAGTTGTAACTATTCATGGTGATTCCTCTTAATAAATTCGATTGGTTTTAACGTCCGGCATGACCGGCTTTGATGATCTTGGCGGCTGCTCGTCAGCTTTCCATTGCTCGTAAAACTTGGCTAACAGTTCAAGTTCCTGCTCCCAATACTCCCGATGAAACTCCACCTCCCAAACAGCAAAGTCGTCTGGTGTCCAGCAGATAAAGTGGCATTCGTGTTTGTTAGCAATAGCCATCTGGCCCTGGACTTGCGGCATGTAATGTGCCGGGACATCTGGATATAGATTCAGGGAATGCGGGCACTTGATTTCGATCAATGTGTCATTGTGGAATCCGTCTGGTGTACAGCCCATCCAACCATTATCACTGCAAATGATGAATTGCTGATCTGCCCCTGACTTGTCCAGTATCACGCCGAACTCTGCCTCGTACTGATCCACTGCATCTTGTTCGTGATCGATTCCCCACTGAGTCGCCTCATTACCCATGAAACGCTCGTCGATGCCTGTAAGCTCTCTGTACAGCTTCTGGCGGGTCATGTAAGGGTTAAGCCCGATAGCAGCAGCAAACACCGATGCTGTCAGTCTTCCGGCTCTATGAGGTGAAAGACTCACGCCAGTGCAGCCTTTACTTCATTCTTAAAGGAGGCATGTATATTTCTGGCTTCTGGTGAGAGCGACTCCCACAGAGTCTTGAGTTCAGCAAGTGACCCGCACTGTTCAAACTTGGCGACAATATCTGGATCAGTCTCCACCTCAACCGCTTTCTGCCTTGCAACCAATTCGTGTTTGAGTTCATTGGTATCGGTGTCCTTTGTGTCGTCGATAGCAAACAGGCCGTTGAGCGCATACTTTCGGGCATAACTGGAACTGGTTCCGGTAACCTGCCCGTCATCCATCCCTTTCTTTATTTCTGCCTCTCTCGCTAGGGCCGTGGATTCAGCAATAACCTTCTCACCCTCCATTACCCGACAGGTGGCTTTGATATAGACCCTATCGCCACATCCGATGATGTCGTCTGACATGTTCAGGTGGTAGCCGTACTCACCCAATACAGGCTTCACGGCCTCGACAATGTCCTCACAGCTCCGGTACTTGTACTTGCCAAAGCTATTAAACTGGCCCTTAGGCGCTTTCAGCTTTAACTGAATCTCTGACATGCTCATTGCATTACCCTCCGGTATTGTTCGCTTGCTATCTGCTCTGCCTCATACTGTGCGGCATAGCCTCGGTCATACGCTTCTGACTTTCCGGCCTGATGCGGCAGACCTTTGTCTGCGTCTATCTGACCACGGAGAAAGTCATCTACAAAACACATTAACGGGCCTTTCATTTCTGATCCTCCAGGCTGACCCAACCCCAAGAGATTGAGCGTTTACCGCATCGACAACACTGTAAAACGTGTACGTTTTCTGGCGTTTCATCGACAGTTTCAAAATCGCACCCGCTGACGTGTTCAAGGTGTTTCACGGATCGCCATATAGTCATAAGTAGGCAGAGTGGGTTTCTCATTTTCAATCATCCTCATTAGCGTATCGGCATCCTCTGCCAGCGCATCCAGGTATCCGTTTATGTCGTCGTGATCCTCACAAGGCGGGATGCTGATTTGCAGTTTCAACCACTGGATACCATCTCTGATTTCTTCTGCTAGATATTCAGGTTTCATGGGGCACCCCTAACGCTGGCCTGTTCTGCCATGAGCTGATCTTGATAATCCATTTCCCCGGCGATCCCGAAAAGGCAGAATATTATCGTCACGCACAGCCAGCCTTTTATATTCTCTCTGTGGCGAGTCAGCCAAGAACGTGAGATTCCTATGAAGTTCGTGGGCTGCGTCCGTAGGGTTTTCTTTGAACTGTTGCTCAAACATACAGATGAATGTTGATACCGCATGTGCGTCTCTCCCTTCAAATTCAAAATTGATAAATTTCATGCTGCGTCCTCATTACAGTTTTCGTGATCTAAAACCGCCTCAATGTTTTGCTCCAGATCGTTGGCTCTTTTATCCAGAAACCAAACTCGGATGTTGTGTTTCAGTTCCTCGCAGTGGCTTTCTGGATGCGTCCATAGCAATGAAACGGTGTCCTTGATGAATTGGTCGCGGTAGGCCACTTCAATCATCATTTCCTCGATGAAATCTTGGTGAGTACCTGCAACCCAGGCGGCGATGTACTCGTCCAGCTCATCGACCGGCATGGCTTTAAACCTAACCGGAGACTCAGGCCGCATTTCTTCCATAACCTGTTTAACTGCCTTCTCGGTCATGTATCCTGTTTTGGTTTCAGGTAGCTCAAAGTTATACATGTCTCTCTCCATACTTTTGATCTGGTATGTGTGGCATATTAGACAACCTGATAATGCATTGCAAGAAAATAATTAAATTTCTTTTGGTGCTTGACAGGCATAAATAGACTCACTAATATTCGAGTTATGAAAAACATTCACATACAAGAATTTAAAGAAAAGCACACACAGGCTGAGATAGCTGCGATCATGGGAGTTACCCAAGGAGCTGTATCTCAGGCATTAAGTGCAGGCCGGGACATTTACTTTACACTAGAACCTGGCGGAAAATTTTCATACTTCGAGGTCAAGTGGCCTAGAAGCAAGGCTCCCTAGCATTGCCCCTTCGGGGGCTTTTTTTACAGGAGACGAACATGAGAAGCACCGATTTATCCATAGCACGAATTTTATACGGCGTAGTCATCGGCCTTGCAATCGTTTGGGTTTTTATCGCATGACGCCACAGTTCACAACAACGCTAATCATTCTTGCCTCAATCCTTATCTGGATTGCCTGGGGGATGTTGTGAGCGCGAATAAAGAGCTTCTGCAAGCACTGGAAGATGACGAGCGCAGACTAGAAGAACAACTGGAGAAGGTCATATCAGACAATGCAGAGACTTTTGCGCGTTATTGGCATTTCGGTGACGGCGAAGGCGGTGATTTATTTTTTAAGATCATCGCTTTGCTTCGGGAACGTGGTTTTCAAGCAGAGAATAAAAACTTTGACAGCTTCTTTGGGCTATATGAGCCAGCCAAAAACAAAAAGGCGCTTATCTCAAATGCTCTAAGAAAGGCTGTTTTTGAGGCAGACGCATACCGGTGTCAGCACTGCAACTCACACCAAAACTTAACGGTGGATCATATACACCCAGAGTCTTTAGGCGGTGATCTTTGTCCGAGCAACCTGCAAACACTTTGCAGAAGTTGCAATTCAAAGAAGGGGGCATCCTTGAATGGCTAGAGCAAGAAATATAAAGCCAGGGTTTTTCAAGAATGACAAGCTGGCGGAGTGCGGGCCTGTCTGCATGATTGTATTTGCAGGTTTATGGGGTATCGCAGACTACCGAGGCAATATGGAGTATCGACCGAAGCGCATCAAGATCGATACCATTCCTTACTTCGATGAGAGTATCGAGGACTGTATCGACACGTTGATCGATACCGGGTTTCTGGTGAAATACACCGTTGATGATACCGATTATTTACACGTTGTCGGTTTTGAGAGGCACCAAAATCCCCATAAAAATGAAAAGGATAGCGGTACATCGATACCGAGTATCGAAAAAGCACGTAAATATAACGAACAAAACACGAAGCCCTCTACTAGTAATCGTGCTGATTCCCTCTTACTGATTCCTGATTCCCTCTTACTGATACCAGAGATACCGCGATACGGTATCGATTTGATTTTCAGGCAGCCAGAAATACAACCGCCACGCTTTGATGACTTTTGGGAGGTCTACCCTCGAAAGACCAACAAGGTCAAAGCTGAGTCTGCTTGGGCGGCGTTAAAACCAAACCATAAAACCCTCGATTCAATTATCCAGAATATCAATCGCCGCTTTGCTGTTGGCGACTGGTCTACCGATGACAAGCAGTTTATCCCTCACGCAAGCACATACCTGAACCAGCGTAGATGGGATGACGAAGTGATACCGAAAGGAGCCAGCAATGGATCACGTTTCAACAATCAATCCGCAATCATTGACAAAACCTATGGCCCAGGAGCCACGGATTTTTAACGAATCTGAGCGCAAGGCGGTTGGGTATTTCTATCAACACTTGAAGGCGATCTATTTGGGTGAGTACGACCGGCACTTCAAAGACGACCGGATGATAGCAGCCAGCAAACGGGAATGGGCAGACAAGATTGCTTGCTACTCGAAAGAGCAGATTGATCGAGGTATTGAGTGGATCAAGACGCAAAAAGTCAACAAAGAGGATGGCTGGCAGTATTTGGACATTGGTATCTGTATCGGAGCCATCAAGGATGCAAACAGGGTTCGCGCTGCCCACCAGATATTTCAACGTGAGGCACTGCCGGATAAAGGCGCACAGGAGCGGGCCAAAAAGGTTGGCGCTAGTGAGCTGGAGAAACTGAAATTAATTGATTGGGGTGTGTGATGACCAGAGATACAAAGCAAGTGCATTTTGCAATGAAAACCAGGGATGACCAGATTTCCGTTTTGCGGAAAGAAAATTTGGCAATGAGAAAAGAAATTGCTGGGCTGACGAAAAACACAGCAACCCATGCAAAGAAAATCGCAAACATTGAGCCGCGGTCAGTCACGAGGTTTCTCGAAGAAGCAAAAGACGACGCTTTCACGATCCATAAGCAATACAAGCTACTGATACTGAAACAGACCGTGGCAACTGAGGTCGTGTTCTTTGCGCGTAAAGCTGGAGCCTCAACCCTGGAGCTATCCAAAAATGTCATCAAGGCGTTTGACCGACCAGACGAATGGTGGACAGCCAGAACAGAGTTCACCATGAAGCAGTGGATTGACGAACTATCGAGCGTGGCTGTCGCCGCATGAGGGCACATGATGACAAAAAAGCAACAGATACCGCGCCCCAAGATGGAACTGGAGATGATCGCGTGGAAACCGGGACTGATGATCATGCTGCCAGTAGCGGTCTACCATGCGATAGACCCGGCCTTTGCGAAACAGGCGCAGGAGATAGCAGACGCGGCGATCTACGCAATGATTTCGAGCGATGGGCAGAGGGGTTGATGGATGATTAAGGAGGGTGTGGCATGGAAAATCATGTGGTGAATTTTTCAGGTGGAAGGACGTCTGCATACATGGTTTGGCTGTTTGAGCAAAGACGCAAACGAGAGAACATAAATGTTGAGTATATTTACTGTGACACTGGGGCGGAACACCCAAACACATACAAGTTTATTAAAGATGTCGTCGAGAATTTTGGGATAAAGCTCACATGTCTAAGAACAATAATCAACATGGAGTTTGGTGTTGGACCAGGGTATCGAGTTGTTGAGATTGATGACTGCAAGCAAGACCTTGAACCGTTTATGGATGTATGTCGCAAACACGGCACCCCAACTGTGGCTGCTCCTTTATGCTCCGACAGGATGAAAGGAATACCGGCAGATAAATACTGCAACGATAAGTATGGTCGAGGTAACTATTACCGCTGGCTTGGAATGCGGGTAGACGAGCAATCAAGAATTAAGACGACTGAGAGCCAGCTTGATATGTTTGAGAAAACCAAGCCAGCCGACAATAGAATCAAAACAACTAGATATTTGGCTCAAATCTCTGACATTACAAAAAGCGAAGTTTTGGATTGGTGGGAAGACCAGGAATTTAATTTAGACCTGCCTGAACACCTTGGCAACTGTGTCTTTTGTATTAAAAAAGGCTCTAACAAGATTGCGCTTGCCGCAAAAGACGAACCAGATATGGCGGCACAGTTTATGGACATGATCGCTAGTGACGCTGTTCATAAAAAACCATCCAGAGACTTGCCGCCGGAAATCATGTACAGGGGCTCCCACTCCTTAAAATCTATTATTGATTCCTATGAAAATATTAGCCGAGAGGATTTATCCAGGCAGGTGCTCCTTGGAGGAAGCAGGGAGAGCTTATGCTCTGAATCTTGTGAGGCCGGGGTAGTTGACCCTGATCTGTTTAACCAATAGCACAGGCGGCATTTGCACTATGAACGGCGACTTCTGGATTATCAAGACAGACGCGCAGAAGGCTAACGCTGCGGCTGCTGTGTCTCTCTGTCCAGTATCAGCAGACAAGCCATACAGCGTACAGATCAAACCCTACACGGAGAAGCGCAGGGATGCTCAGAATCGCCTGTTTCATCTGTGGTGCGGTGAGATTTCAAAGCAGGGCGGGGAGTACACGCCAATAGAGATCAAGGCGCGGGCAAAAAACCAGTGGGGCGTTCCAATCCTATCTGGCGAGGATGAAATGTTCTGTGCTTTGTGGGGGACGCTGAAAGAGCGTTATTCCTATGAAGAATTATTAAAGATGCTGGAAGAAGCGGTGCGGGTTACGAGTTTGTTCAACGTCGAGCAAATGAGCCGGTTCTTAACCGATATGCAAAGAGGATCAAGCAGTAAGTTCCAGCTAACCGATCCATCAATGTGTGGGCTTTAAGGAAACGGCTATGGGTGCAGTAAAGATCAAGGCAGCAGATCAATACTTTTCTAGGTGCGTTAGAGAAAGGGCGAGTTGGTGCTGTGAAAGGTGCGGCGCACAACACCAGGAAAAGAGCATGGGATTGCATTGCTCTCATTACCACGGCAGGGGCAGGTGGGGCGTAAGGTTTGACCCTGATAACTGTGAAGCACTTTGCTATGGATGCCATAGCTATGTTGGCTCACACCCATACGAACATGAGAAACGTATCAAGGAAAAACATGGATCTGGGTTATATGAAATTCTGTTACAGAAAGCTAACGACACCAGCCTGGGGCGTATTGCCAAGCGGAGCGAGTCCGAAATCAGAAAGCATTACAGGTTAGAACTGGAGCGCATGAAAGAGCAAAGAGCGCTCGGGGTAACGGGTCGAATTGAGTTTGATAACTGGTGCTGAATATGACAATCAAAAACCTTTCAGAGTACGCAACCACCGAACGGCAGCGAGAGATTGCCGAGGTATACCAGCGCGAGGGTTCTGAAAGGAAGGCTGGCGCGGTGCTGGGGATCAACAAAACCGCAGTGAATGCGGTAATCAACAAGCTAAAGAGCAGGGCGGCATTGAGGGGCGATTCTCCCGACCATGATCTTGTTCACCCCGCTGCCCCAGGATTCGCCACAAAGCGAGTTTCCACGGCATACGGTGACGATGGGGCTGTAAAGTTACAGTGGCATATTCAAGAGCCTGAAAAGGTTGCCCTTGAGGAAATCCAGAAGGGGCTGGCAGATGCCTTTAGTCAAGAGCTGTCCGGCCTACACAAAGCGATCAAAGCCCCGAAATCGACAGACCGGGATTTAATGTCCTGTTACCTGATCGGGGATCATCATTTCGGCATGTATGCGTGGAGCCCTGAAACTGGCGGGGATGATTACGATACCGACATATCAACAGAGCTTTTGGTATCCACTACGCAAAATCTTATAGACCGATCCCCCAACAGCGAAACCGGCGTATTGATCAATGTGGGCGACTTTCTACACGCAAACGATACCACCAGCCAGACACCCACCAGCAAGGCGCAACTAGACACTGATGGGCGGATGGGGCGGGTTGGGAATCTCGCTGGCCTGCTGTTGAGATCGCTGATTATCAGCATGTTAAACAAGCACAAGAAGGTGGTTGTGATTAACGCCAGGGGGAACCACGATCCTGATGCCTCGATGTGGCTGAACGAAATAGTCAAAGCGTATTTCCACTCAGAGCCAAGGGTTGAGGTTAAAGACAACTATGCAAAATTCGTTTGGTTCGACTTCGGTCAGAACCTGGTTGTGGTTCACCACGGCGACAAGATCAAACGCAGCCAGATGTATGAAGCGGTGACACGAAATCTGTCTGAGCAGTGGGGAAAGTGCAAGCACCGATTCGGATGGACGGGCCACATTCACCACAAGGATTCTGAGGAAGTGGGCGGGATGATGTTCGAGTCGTGGAATGTGCTGGCCCCGCCGGATGCTTGGCATGCCGGTAGTGGGTACGGGGCAGAGCGATCAATGACGTGTGTTGTATTGCACAAAGAGCGTGGCGAGGAAATCAGATACAAGGTGAAGATATGAGCGCCCACGTTGCTGAATACTGGCTGTTTCTGTCAATGGTCGCAGAGAGACACGGCAGGCCAATGGCTCAATGGTTCTATCACGCGCAGTATGAATTGGAGAAAACCCCATGATCAAGACACTGCTTGATAAGCTGTACGCGCACAAACTGGATGACGAAAAGGTAGCCGTCCTGAATATCCTGATGACCAACATAACGGATTTGCAGATGCAGGCGCTATACGAGATTGATTCCGAAGTGGGTGAGCTGTTGGAAGAAATGGAAGAACCGCCGACGGAGGAAGAATTAGCGGCAAAGTTTCCGCCAATGTGCGAAGGGTGTGAGGAATAGCATGGTCGATTGTAAAAGATGTGTTAGGCGCGGGGTGGCTGTCGGTGGATCACAAGACACTTACTGCTCTATGTGCGTCCACGGACAACCCTGGAAGCCCGATTATTACAGTGAAGGGCCGACGGGTGGGCTTCCTAGCAAAAACTGTGAAGGTTGCGTGAGAGATTTGCCGGTCATTGGTGGCGCTCATTACGAGTCCGGGCGACCGATTCTGGTTTGCACGGCAAGCCGGTATACATAACGGGATCAATCGCATGCAGAATTTTGATATGCCCATCAAGACAGGCCCACAACTTTGGCATCACGTTACCTATTCTCCATTGAAAAAGTTTGAAGGCCAATACTTCGACTCAAGCGGCACCCGGATTGATATTAAATACGAGAAAGGGGCAATGGCTGCGATCAATACCCTCAGTGATACGCTGAGAGTTTGGGGCAGTTACTGCTGGTCGGCAACGGTGGAAGAATCACCAGAGCTTCGGTTGAAGTGTGAGGCCATGTTGTTGCCCATAATCCGCATGATGATAGCGATGGAATCTAGGCCGGATTGGTGGCTGAGATCGGCTGATAAGCTGGCTGTCTATGCCATGAGGGAGGTAAGATACGAAAGGCCACCAGATGGCGATAATAGTCGCCTCTCGCTGTATGACCAATCACAGCTATCTGTCAGGGCAGGGTATACACCGGGGCACTTTGAGCGTGATTGTGGGAGCCAGTGGCGGTATCTGAAACTTCTATTGGACGGTTGGTGTGACCAGGCAGCTCAACCATTAGAGGATTGGGCGAGAGAAAAGAGAAGGGCGGCATAACCCCGCGATAAAACGCGGAGCGTAGCGAATCCGAGTTGAGCGTTTTGTTATGTGTGGAGGGGAGAGTGAAGATAGTAAATTTAGAAGAATTTAGAAAATTGCCAGAAGGCACTTTATTTATGAAGTACGAGCCTTGTGTGTTTGGTGAACTGCAATGCAAAGGTGAGACATGGGAGCACGACTTTCTCTGTGAGAATGTTACGTATTGGCCTGACTGTACTGGAAGCGATGATTTTGCAGATAAGTTGCAAGAAGCAGAGGATCACGGCACTAGCGTATTGCTGGACTTTGATTCGTCTGGGCGTGACGGGTTCTTTGAAAATGAGCAGTTGTTTGCCGTATATGAAAGGCGAGATATGGAAATGCTAATGGATAAATTACGCAGATGTATGGAAAGCGCGTACACATAACCCTTTTATTCAGTAGCCGAAGGTCTGGCTGCAATTATTTGTTAGTGTGCGGACAACAGGAGAAACACCGATGGAAAGCCCTTACATAGAGATAGAAAAATTAATCATAGAGCGGAAATATAACCCCAAGTACGGGGACGATAGAGTGTGTGAGTGCGGTGATACTTATTACCGGCACTTTGACAGCTACGAAGACATGTACCCTTGTGGCTGCAAATACTGCGATTGTGAGGAATTCATAGAAGCACACTAACATTCCTGTTCGCTTGCCGCAGGTCAAGCGCAACGGGGTGTTATAGACGATCACAAAACGGCATATATGAGAGACAAACCAGTTTGAGGTGAATTTATGAGTGATGTGAATCTACACGGCGTTTTAAATATGCCTCCTGAGCTATGGGGTGATTCTGAAATTGACAAAATGCAGCGATATGACATATACCGGCAGGCAAGCAGAAGAATTGAAGATTTGAGTCGCGCCTTGGTTGCCCTATCTTCTGCATACAGTGACTGGCCCATGAATGTGCATGATGAAGAGGAGCTGCTGATCAACAGCATGCTCCGACAGTCTGGCTATGGTTAGCTGTATATCCGTCCATCACTGTATGAATTGACAGCACGTCGAAAATATGCCACACTGTTATTAGTATCTAATACTGGGCCTCGCAGATAGCGGGGCTTTTTTCATTCGCCTTTTGCGTGATGAATATCCGAATCCCTGCGGCATACATTGTCCGGGGGTTCAGCCTTTTGCCCATGATGGGCCATACCCCTCCAGCTACCCGTAAGATCAGCTCCCTGCGAGGGGTTTCTAAATTCGTGACCGCCCACAGTGGCGGTTTTTTTATGTCTGCCGATCAGGAGTTTGTTTTGAGCATTGGCGCTTTGTTTACAGAGAAAGTTCAAGGAATCGAGCAGGTAGTTGCCTCTGTAACGCCCAAGCTATCTGTTGCTGGTGGTGGTATTGCCGCTGCCAGTGGAGCCGCTAAAACTGCCATGACAGACCAGAACTGGATGACGGTTGCCGATTATGGCGTGATGGCTGGGATCATCGTCGGTGTTGTCAGTTTGGTCTTACAGGCCATTGTTTTCTATCGCCGTGACAAGCGTGAGGAAAAACTGTTTGACGCAAAGATGGATTCAATGCATAAGCAGGACGAGCGAAATGATGCTGAAAAAAGGGGTTAACCCGCTTGGCATGCGACCAGAGATCATGATTGCCGCCATCGTCGCTAATGAGGTGTACGCATTACAGGGCCACAACCTTGTTATTACTTCAATCACGGACGGGAAACACGGGGATGACTCTTACCATTACAAGGGTCTAGCTATCGACCTGCGGACACACTATTTCTCAAATCAGGATGAAATCATACAGGTGGCAAGCGCCATCGCCTCCAGGCTTGGGTTCTGCTATGACGTGGTGATCGAAAGCGATCATATCCACGTCGAGTTTGACGAAAGAAAAGCGCAATCCTGAAATTTCTTATTTTTGTCACCGCCGTCGCCTTAACCGGATGCACTGTTGCTGTGACAACCATTGATATTGTCACCGTTGAAGGCAACACCGTTCAAACCGAGATACCGCCATGCAGCCAACACACTACGATCTAGCTGTGCTGTGCAACGATTCTTATGATTCAAGCAGGACGGATATTTGGTCGGTATCGGAGAATGACGCACTGGTTAGGCAGCGTGGCGGATATACAGAGATTTCATGCCGTGGTACTGAGATGCGCGAGTCAGTCTTGGCTGGCAATTTCAGCCTTAACGGTATCAGGAACGCCAGGGACGTATTTAAAGACCTTCGTTTCTGGCCTTATTCAATGCCTAACGGCTCACAAGTTCACAAGGGCTTTGGTCGTGCTGCGGTTTCATGGTGTGAGCGGTATGCGCTTCGCCTAGTGAAGATCAACAAGCCCATTATTCTGACGGGGCACAGTCTAGGCGCTGCGATGGCGGTACAGATGGCTGCTATTCTCAAGTGGATGAGCCTAAGCGTTTCAGAGGTGGTTGTATTTGGTGAGCCTGCCAGTTTTTACTGGAAAGCAGAAGAACGCTACCGGTCGATGAAGATACCCACTACTTCCTATTTAAACGAAAACGACTGGATCAGGTTTGCCCCACCTTGGGGTTCAACTTCGGTCGAGCGTACATATCTGAACAAAAAACCCGGTATTAGTCGATCTGCTCACGGAATCGAGCGGTATATGGCTGCACTGGAAAACAGGAATTTATGAACTACAAAGCAATCCTTATACATTGCTGTTTAGGTTTGATCCTTGGTCTTGTCATAGGCTGTTATGCCTTTGGCGATGTTAAGACCACATGGCCCAACCTGATCATTGCCGACGAGAACGGTGTGCCCATCGATGGTGTTCCTGGATCAACAAGCAATGAAAAGGCGCTGGAGAAGGTGCTTAACCTTCCCTACGGCACTTACAAAGTGATCCGTCCAACGGCCACGATTGAAACAAGCGGTGATGCTGTCACGCCACCCGATGACGGCGTGGATGATCCAGAACCGGAGCCAGAGCCAGAAGAACCGCCCGTTGTGGTTGATCCCACGCCAAGCGACGAGGTGATTGTTTATACCCGCGTCCCTCGCACTCACGGTGAACACACCGTTACACTGAGCAGCGGCGACTACACCAGCGACAACTGGGACTATATGGACTCCCTGCCGGAAGTGGGTCGCCAGTTCGATGGCTTCAACGCGCCGGGGCAGTTGGTGCTGCGGGCGGAAGATGGCACTGAGAAAATCATCTATGACTGCATGGACAAAGCACGGCCCTGTGTGCCGTTCGATGCCATGCCGTCACTGGACGGTTCAAAGATTGCCTTCTCTGTCTACTCAGCCGACGGACTAAAACCACCGTGGCCCGAGAATCGCAACTACCCGCCCCAGCAGCTCAATGGCTCGAACACGGACGCCCGCATTTACATCTATGACATTGCGAGTGAGTCTCTGACCGCATGGCCCCACAATCAGGGCAATAAAGACATTTCCCCGATATGGTTGCCCAACGGAAAAATGATGTTTGGCTCCACTCGGGATGGGTTTTATGCGCCGTTTCGGGATCGCATAAACCACTCTGGGGATAGAGAACCCCGCATCTACATAGCAGATGAAAATGGCACGAACGTCAAAGACATTACCCCTCACGAAGTGACGGCGGCCCTGCACCCCTTTCTATTGAATAATGGCCGGGTTGCCTACAGCTCGCAGTGGTTAAGCCACAACTTATCGTATGGCTCCACCAATGGCAGTATTAATTGGCCCGGAACCAGTAGCAATATGTGGCAAATACTGGATATGGATTACCGTGGCGGGGATATGACAGCATTGATTGGGGCACACGGCACCCGATTGATTGGCTCAAATCCTCGCAGCAATACACGAAAAGCCCTGCACTTTTTGGGTCAGCGGGCCAATGACGACATTTGCACAGTGAATTATTACCGAGCCAATAACCTCGGCCTGGGTGATGTTGTGTGCTGGGAGCCTGAACTGCACGGCATTGAAGGCCCAGCGCCAGAATTTAATCCAGAAAATCTTTACAGCGCAGCGATTTGGTCTACTTCTGAGGACGCCACATCCCGCAAAGATGAGAATGGTAAATACCTCGGGAAAGTGGGCTGGCCCGAAGGGACTCCAGACAATCAACTTCTATTGTCCGTGGGTAACGGCATGTGTACGCAAGTCGCAACAGGTGTACCCAGCACCCCGGACAAGATCGGAGACGACATCGGCTGTGATGTGGGTCTGTATAAAACCACCGTGATACCAAGTGACTCGCCCGATGATCTGGTTAAAATCGTTGATCGCCCAGAGTGGCACGAGTTCAGCGCCCGTGTGGTGGTATCGAGAGACATTCCCACACCGGCACTGGTTAACACCGATGACGGCTCCTGTCAGATTGCCAGTTCTGATGCCGGGTCAACCGATGCGCTCAACTACCGCGATGCGTGGGTATTTAATGAGCAGTACAAAACCGTCAACAACAACGGCGCGTTGATGGAAGCCATAGATCATAGCGAATTAGCTGCAATCCGATTTTATGAGGTCATCCCGAACCGCGAGTATTCTCGCCCACCAAACCGAACAGGAAACAATTTAAGGCTGTTGGGTGATGTGCCACTGCTGGCGGACAAATCATTCAAGGCGGAACTGCCCTGCGAAACGCCCTATGTGATGGCGGGGGTAGATTCAGACGGACGAATCATTAAACGCGATCAGGTTCCCCAGTCATTGCGGCAGGGCGAGAAGCGCGTCTGTATGGGTTGTCACCTGCATGCCAAAGAAGGCCGCCCCTACGAACAATCAATGGCGTTCAGTGCCCCGGCATTTGACCTGACGGAAGCCATGCCGGTGCCCACTTACACTAAAGACATCAAACCGATCTTTGAGGCGAAATGCACAAGCTGCCATGCGGTTGGCGGTGATGTGCCGCTATACGATTACGATGATCTGGCGCTGGACTACGCGCAGAAAGTATTACCGGAACACCTGAAAGTGCAGATGACCAGCTCCACCAACGAAACCAGAAAGTATGGTTTACAGCGGCCCTACACCAGTAAATACGTCAACAGCATGTATGCCCGTGAAAGCCTGCTGTACTGGAAGGCCGCGAACGAGCGCACCGATGGTCGCACCGATGACCTGTATGCCGATGATATTGATTTTGGTGCCGATCATCCGGTAGACCTGACTGTGGTTGAGCTAAAAGCTATAGGCGATTGGCTGGACAGTGGTGCAACAGAATAATGGCTGACGTTAAGCGCGAGTTTACAGTTGTTGCGGTTAATACTGCTACCGGCAATCAAGACATAACAATCTCAGGTTTTGGTACGCCCAAAGCTGCTCAGTTCTTTTTGTCAGAAGCAGTCACTGACGATACCATTGCTTCACATGGAGCTGTATCTGCTGGGTTCTCTGACGGCACTTACTCGACCTGCGTGTCTATTGCTAATGAGGATGGTCAGACTAGCACTGACACTCAAAGGACTCCCGGTTTTGGCGGCAGCTCTATTGCCATAGTGGCTGATCCAAACGGAGGTACCAAATGTAGTTTAGATTTTGTCTCATGGATTGCCGACGGGGTTCGAGTTAGTGTAGATAGCAACGCTGTCCCGGCCGGTTATTTATTGACCGTGGTTCTATGGGGTGGGGCTGATCTTGATTCTGTTAAGTGCGTCGAGCGAGGGCTTCAATCAAGCACTGCCGCGCAGACATACACAGGCATCGGCTTTGAGTTCGATGTGCTGTTTCTCGCGCACAACTTTAGTTCGTCAAGCGGTGGGCTAGTTCACTCTCCATTTGCATACGGCTGTGTTATCAACGATAACGCTACAACCCCGACACAGAAATCTATCGGGTTTTGTGGAGACAGCGGGTCATCATCTGGCGACCAGAACACAATAGCATCTGATACCTATGCACTGGTTGCGCCTTTAATTGGATCTAATCGCTGGAACCTAACGATCAGCGATATAACATCAACTGGCTACACCCACACTACATCTTCCTCATCTAGCACGACAACAATCCAGCTCGCGCTAAAGTTTGCGGCTGGCGTTGATTTCTCGCTTACTGACGTGTCCATCCCTACAAGCGGGAACCTGGTAGAAAGCGGTCTATCGTTCCAGCCAGAATTTACACAAATGGGCTTAATTCAAGGCCCGTCAGCTTATGACACGCTGGACACCGCTGCACCCTCGGCTTCTCTCGCATTCGCGCTTACAGACAGCAGCCAAGTACACACCATAAGCACGTCAGACGAAGATGGTTCAGCAGATACGGTTTGTAAATCGCTGTCATCCGATCAATTCAGGATGCTGGATTATCAAGGTTCGGCAGATGCGTTTCTGGCATCTGGCTATTCGCTCGATTCAAATGGCTGGACTTATACGCTATCGACCAATCCAGCGGCGGCTATTCTTGGGTGGGCTTTTGCCTTCTCGAGTGGCGGCGGTGGTGGTGGAGTGGCTGCAATTCCACCTAGTTCGCAAAATCTCGGCAGACAGTTTGCCACTATCTCAGCACATAGGCTTGGAGGCGTTTTACAGTGAGGATTCCAAGCGGAACCACAGACCAATATATTTATTTTGTGGCGGTCGATGCGACTGACTTTGCCACCAGAGAAACCGGGCTATCGAGCTTTACCGTTTATCGTTCAAGAGATGGCGGTGTGGCGGCTGCAATGACCACCCCGACGATTAACGAAACAGATTCATCAAATATGCCGGGTGTGTACGAATTACTGCTTGATGAAGATATGACCATCGGCTCTGGTAATGATACTGAGGAAATGGTTTTCCATATCACCCACGCTGGTATGGCTCCGGTCACAAGAACCATTGAACTGTACAGGCCAAAAATAACAGTCGGGAACACTCTTGATGTGACTGCAACAGGCGCGGCTGGGATTGATTGGGGCAACGTCGAAAACCCAACCACAAGCGTTGACCTTTCTGCCACCTCTATCAATCTCTGCGATACGGTGACAACCAATACCGATATGCGCGGAACGGATAGCGCAGCAACGGCTTCTGCATTAGCAACGGTCGATTCTAACGTGGATGCCATTTTGACTGACACCGGAACCACGCTGCCAGCAACACTTGCCACCATAGCGGGTTACATAGATACAGAGGTTGCTGCTATCAAGGCAGTAACAGACGTTATTCCAGATGCCGGGGCTATGACAAGCATTGCACAGGCTTCTGCCCTGGCTACGGTTGACTCGAACGTGGACGCCATTCTTGTGGATACAGGAACAACACTACCTGCCACATTGACGACTATCGAGGGCAAAGTAGACACAGTGGACACTGTTGTGGATGGCATACAGACAGATTTGAGCAATGGCACAGATGGTTTGGGCGCAATCAAGGCAGATACGGCGGCAATCCTTACAGATACCGGCACAACCATTGAGGGGCACTTGACCGATATTAAAGGTGCGACCTTCTCAGGTACTACTGACTCACTGGAAGCGATTAGAGATCGTGGCGATGCTGCGTGGGTCACCGGTGCCGGTGGTTCTGGTATTACCGCAGAGGACGTGTGGACATACAGCACAAGAGTCTTGACAGCTAACACTAATCTGAATGATTTGGACGCTGCCGGTGTGCGCTCTGCTGTAGGCATGGCCTCGGCTAACATGGACACCCAGTTGGGAACGATTGATTCTAATGTGGATGCTATTCTGGTCGATACCGGCACAAGTATCCCCGCTGATATAGCGGCACTGAATAACATAGCCGCCACTGACATTGTATCCAATGGAGCCATTACCACCTTGGCTGGCGCTGTTGTGAATGTCGATCTGGTGGATACCTGTACCACCAACACGGATATGAGAGGCACAGACAGTGCCGCCACAGCCTCTGCCCTTGCCACAGTGGACGCCAATGTAGGCGCCATTAAAGCGTCCACAGATGCAATACTGATTGATACCAATGAGCTACAGGGCGATTGGACAAATGGCGGCAGGCTCGACCTGATTCTGGATGCAATCCTGGCTGATACCGATGCCGATGTAGTGCTTACCGCTACAGAGCGGAACGCCATTGCTGATGCCATCTTAAACAGGGATATGTCCACAGGGACAGATTCAGGCAGCGATGTAGTCAGGACAGTACGTCAGGCGCTCAGAATGAACAGAAACAAAGTCTCCATATCTGGTGGTACGCTCACAGTGACCAAGGAAGATGACACCACTGCAAGCTGGTCGGCATCTGTGACCACCACTGCCGGAGACCCAATCACCACAATAGACCCTGCCTGATGGGTACGCTCTGGCTCCTGTTCAGATTTGGGGATGCTGATGTAGTGGCCCCAGGAGTACCGGGGCTTGAGTACACCCTGGCAGACGAATACCTAGAGTACACACTGGGCGGGACAAGGATGCACTACACCCTGCCTCTCAGTCGATTACATTACACAGTAGACGGTGACAATGACTAGCACAGCCCCCCAGATACATGAGATGTCAGCCAGTGAGGTGAGGCATATAGCAGTGGACTTTGGTGGGAAGCTGGACACAGGGGAAACCCTCACAGGTACGCCCACCGTGGTAGAGGTAACAACCACAGAGCTGACCATTACCAACAAGGCTGTCTCTACAGGTGTGCTCAGTATCAATGGCGTGAGTGTACCGATAGGTGAAGCAATACAGTTCACCGTAGATGCTGCAACAACAGGCACATACCAGATAAGGATTACCTGCGGCACGTCCGAGAGCCAAACAGTGGACGGGTTAATCACCCTATCAGTGGGATGAACTACGGATCATCTAAGCCTTATGACAGGCAGTGGCGTAAAGCCAGGGCATTGTATCTATCAGTCCATCCTTTATGTGTAATGTGCAAAGAGATAGACAGGCTCACCCCATCAAAGGTAGTAGACCACATCACCCCACACAGGGGAGACATGAGACTGTTCTGGGATAGAGATAACTGGCAGGCATTGTGTAAGCGATGCCATGACAGCCACAAACAGAGACAAGAGAAGTCAGGCAAGGTCATAGGGTGTGACGCTAACGGCTTCCCCATAGACCCATTACACCACTGGGGATGGGGGGGTTGATCCTCAGAGCAATGA